ACGTTTACAAGGGCTATTACGTCGGGAGCGCCTTTGAGGGTAGAAAACTCCAAGCCGGATACATGCTGGATGTCCGCGTAAATGCGAAGAACAGCTACGGAGGTTACGTCGGAGCGAAGCCTTATCGTTTCCTTTTCAGGAACGCAAAGCTGATCTCAGCGTGGGAAATCACCCCGTCAGGCATGAATATAAAGATATTTTGAATATGATCGTTGAGAACCGCCTCCGGGCGGTTTTTTATTGCCCGGAGGAAAGCATGGCAGCATCAGTTCTGCATTACACCCCGATGACTACCATCAAGCTATCTGGCTCTCTGGCCCGCAAGTTTGGTCGTGTGCACCGCTACCTCCTCGGCACCGGCGACGTTCGCGAGGCCATCAAGGCGATAGACGCTAATCACCCTGGCTTTGCCAAGGAACTGGCCGAGTCACATACCCGGGGCTTGGAGTACGCCATATTCCGCAATCGTCGGAATATCGGTAAGCAAGCGCTGGAAATGGGTGGTGCGCACGAAATCCGTATTGTGCCCGTGCTGCGCGGCAGCAAGCGTGGCGGGGTGCTGCAGACCGTCCTGGGGGTGGTCCTTATAGTCGTCGGCGCGATGACTTCGTGGGCGGGTGGTACAAACCTGATGTTCCTTGGCGCGTCGCTTGTGGCTGGCGGTGTCATCCAGATGATGAGTCCGCAGGCCGGCGGCCTGAAGCAGTCTGCGGCTCCAGATAACCAGCCCTCGTATGCCTTTGGCAGCGCGCGCAACACCACAGCCAGCGGCAACCCCGTCCCATTCTGTGCCGGCGACCGGCGATGGGGTGGCGCGATCATCAGCGCCGGCATCTACGCCGAAGACCAGTTGTAACGCCACATCCGAACAGACACCCGCCATGTGCGGGTTTTTTTATGCCTGGGAGAAAGCAGCATGGGCGCAGCGCGCGAAGCCGTAGCCGGTGACCATCTTGAGCTGAGCGGCCGCAAAGGCGGCGAAAGCAAGCCGAAATCGCCTTATGAGGCCCCGGACAATCTTCAGTCCACGGCAACGGCCAAGATCCTGATCGCGGTGGGCGAGGGCGAGTTCGAGGGCACCCCTACCGCGCAAAACATCTTCTTGGACAATACGCCGCTGGCCGATGCCGCTGGCAACCTCAACTTTCCAGGCGTGCGCTGGGAGTGGCGCCCAGGCTCTGTCGAGCAGAGTCATATTCCGGGCATCCCTAACGTCGAGAACGAGACGACGGTGAACGTCGAGCTGCGCTCCGACACGGCCTTCGTGCGCGCGCTGAGCAATACCCAGCTTTCCGCGGTGCGCCTGCGGTTCGCATGGCCAGCGCTGCAGCGGCAGGACAGCGAGGGCAACCTGGGTGGCTACCGCATCGAGTATGCGGTGGACGTGGCCACCGACGGCGGCGCGTATGTCGAGGCACTGCGCGAAGCAGTCGATGGCAAGACCACCACCCGTTACGAGCGCTCTCGCCGGATCGATTTGCCGAAGGCTGAAACCGGCTGGCAGTTGCGCGTTCGCAGGCTGACCGCCAACCAGAACAACAACCGTATCGCCGACACCATGATCATCGCCGGCCTGTCCGAGGTGATTGACGCCAAGCTGCGGTACCCGAACACCGCTCTGCTGTTCATTGAGTTCAGTGCCGAGCAGTTCACCAACATTCCGGCTGTGACCGTGAAGTGCAAGGCACGCAAGTTTCAGGTGCCCAGCAACTACGATCCGGAGACCCGCACCTATAGCGGCGTGTGGGACGGCACCTTCAAGAATGCCTGGACGAACAACCCGGCCTGGATCACCTACGGCCTCTGCGTGAACGACCGTTTCGGCCTGGGCCGACGCATCAAGCCCTGGATGGTCGACAAGTGGGAGCTGTACCGCATCGCCCAGTACTGCGATCAGCTCGTCGACGATGGCAAGGGCGGGCAGGAGCCGCGCTTTCTGTGCGACCTGAACCTGCAGGCAAAGGCTGAAGCCTGGGTGCTGCTGCGCGATATCGCGGCGATCTATCGCGGTATGACCTACTGGTCGCAGGGCCAGCTCATGAGCCAGGCCGATATGCCGCGTGAGACCGACTTCGACTACGTGTTCACCCGCGGCAATGTGGTGGACGGCAAGTTCACCTACGGCAGCGGCTCCGCGCGCACGCGCTACAGCCGAGCGCTGGTTAGCTTCGACAATCCGGACAACAACTACGACACCGACGTCGTTCCCGTCACCGACAAGCGCCTGCAGCGCCGTTACGGCGATCGGCCCGTCGAGCTTTCGGCCATCGGCTGCACCAGGCAGAGCGAGGCCCAGCGCCGCGGCAAATGGGTGCTGCTGACCAACACCCAGGACAGGACGGTGAACTTCAAGACCGGCTTGGAGGGGCGCATTCCGCTCCCTGGCTACGTGATCCCGGTGGCTGACTCGTTGCTGGCCGGCCGGGAAATCGGCGGGCGTATCTCGGCGGTAGCTGGACGCGTGGTTACCCTGGACCGCGACACCCAGGTCAAGCCTGGCGACCGGTTGATCCTCAACTTGCCGAGCGGCAAAGCCGAGGGCCGGACCGTGCGCTTGGTCGCCGGCCGCCAGGTGACCGTCACCACCGACTACAGCGAGGCCCCAGCGCCGCAGCTGGTGTGGGCGATCGATGCCGACGATCTGCGCATCCAGCTCTACCGGGTAATGAAGGTGGCGCGCGACACGGACGGCAACTACACCATCGACGCCCTGCAGTACGAACCGAGCAAGTTCGATGCGATCGATACCGGTGCTCGGCTGGAAACCCGGCCGATCAGCGTGGTGCCAATCAGCAGCATCGAGGCGCCGGCCAGCGTGGCCATCACGGCGTTCCACAGCCTCGACCAGGGTATTGCCATCAACACGATGACGATCGCCTGGCCGAGTGTGTCGGGCGCAGTGGCGTACGACGTGGAATGGCGCAAGGACTCCGGCAACTGGATCCGCATGCCCCGTACCGGCGCCCTGAGCGTCGATGTCGTCGGCATCTACAGCGGCGGTTACGTTGCCCGGGTGCGTGCGGTCAGCGCCTGGGACGTGTCGTCGATCTGGCGCGATTCGATGCAGACGCAGCTCGAGGGCAAGACCGGCGCGCCGCCGGCCCTGGCCTCGCTGACCACCACGCCGTTGATCTTCGGCATCGGCCTGAAATGGCTGTTTCCGGAAGGCGTCGAGGATACCCAGCGCACCGAAGTCGAGTACGCCAACAACGCCACCGGCCAGAACGCGCTGAAGCTGGGCGATTTCGCCTATCCGCAGAGCGAGCACGAGCTGCACGGCCTGGCTGCCGGTGTGCGCTTCTGGTTCCGCGCCCGGCTGGTCGACCGCACCGGCAACGTCGGTGCCTGGACGGCGTGGGTCGACGGCATCAGCAGCACCGATGTCAGCGCCTACGACGCCTACTTCGCCGGCAAGATCAACCGCACGGCGCTCGGCCAGTACCTGGGCGACAAGATCGATCTCATCGACGAGCTGGAGCGGGAGATCAGCGAGCTGTCCGACGCGCTGGCCTACGACCCCGCGCAGACCTATGTCGCCGGCGACACCGTTCGCGGTGGCCCAGGTGGCCGCAGGCTGTACCAGGCGCTCGACGACGTGCCTGTCGATACGCCGCCGCCGGCCGCCGAATACTGGCTCGACATCGGCCAGGTGGTTCAGGACGCCAACGGTCTCGCGCAACAGGTGCAGAAGAACACCGCCGGTCTCAGCGAGATCGACGGCAAGGTCACCGCCCAGGCGACGTCGCTGGATTCCTTGCGCGCTGCCTGGCGCGACGACAACGCTGATGGCGACCTGGAGGGCGCACTGCAGGCGTGGGACTCAACAGCGAAGTTCGCCCAGGAGGTGAAGGTTCGCTCCACGCAGAATGAGTCCCTGGTGCAGCGCCTCACCACGCTGGACAGCAAGGTGGGCGAGAACGCCGCAACCATCACCGAGCTGGAGCGGGCGGTGGCCACGGACCTCGTAGCCGTCGCCGAGCAGGTGCAGGAGCTGCAGGCCGAGGTAGGTGAGAACTCTGCAGCGGTTCAGGTGGTGGCCAAGGCGCAGGCGGACATCGAAGGCGGCCTGTCGACGATGTGGGCGGTGAAGCTGCAGGTGGCCCAGGGCGGGTTGTACGAGTGGGCAGGCTTTGCGCTTGGCATCGAGCAGGACGAAGGCGTGGTGCAGTCGACTTTCGCTATTCGCGCGAACCTGTTCTCGATCCTCAACGCCACCGGTGGCGGGGCGGTTGCGCCGTTCGTTGTGCAGAACGGCCAGACATTCATCGACAGCGCGATGATTCGGCGCGCCGATATCGAGCAGCTCATCGTCACCGGGCAGCTGCGTTCACCGGATTACGTCGCCGGGCAGCGCGGCATCCTGATCAACTTCGTCACGGGGCAGTTTGAGTTGAACGGGACCATTCCAGGGCAGGGCCGCAAGCGCATCACCAACCAGCTGGAGGAGATTTGGGACGCGAACGGCGTATTGAGGCAGCGAAGCGGAATATGGGGAAGTTGATATGCCGGCCGGAAGACAGGAATGGGATGCACAGGGGCGCTTGACGCTCGATCTGACTGATCGACTGGGCAAGATGGTCGCGAAAGGGCAGGTGAGCTTCTCGCAATCGGTGAATGCCGCCACGATCTCGGTGCCAGGTGTTGTCGACTCGGAAGAGTTCTATGTTTCCTGCACCGGGTGGGTGGTGTGTCGGTTGAACAATGGGAGCATCACTCTCAGCCGGTATGAATATGCCTCAGTTAATGAAGTGCAGTACTGGACGGTAATACGCCAATGAGCAACGTAGGAGTGCAGCTGTTCAACGAGCATGGCATAGAACTGCTCAACACCAATGATCCTATGCTAATCGTTATGGATCATCGGCTTGATGTGGTGTTCGGCAGCGGCTACGGCTCGATTCTTTTGCCTTACTCAGGCTGGCCAGAATCGCCGACGATCTTGATACGGCCTCGGCCGGGCGCCTGGTATGGCTACTTCATGATTCAACGGGAAGGGAGCAACGTCCGGGTTTGGCTGGACTCGAGGCTGATCGGGGTCAGTCCGATTACGCCTTTCGACATCGCCATTGCCTGCACGCCAAGGGCATCTGGCTTGCAGCCGAGCCAGGGGTATGGACTTGAAACATTTGGGCCTACAGGCGAGCTGCTGTTCTCGTCAGCGTTTAGATTCCCTCGCATTAGGCAGATCGCTCAGGTGCCCGGGCCCAACCTGCAGGCCGCTGGCTCCACCACGAGCGCGGCGATAACATATGGCGCTGACGTAATGCCGTGGGTGATCGCGCGCGATGCAACTCAGTCGGTTGCGTTCAGCGGCGGTGCGGCGAGCATACCTTCAGCCGTAGGCTTTTACTTTTCGGTCAATGCCGCGCGCACCGCGATCAGCGTCCGGGCCGATGACACGACCAACAACTCGAACAATCAGTATTGGGGGCGCTTTCTGCGCTTTCCGCTATGCATCATTCAAGGGATTTGATCATGAAGATTGCCGCTGTTCTGTGTGCGGTGCTGGTCCTGAGCGGGTGTTACTCGTCGCAGGACCGCTGGAGGGATTTCGCCAGGAAGCATGATTGCACCGCTACCGGTCGCACCAAGGTACTGCTGGCTGGATCCATCTACTCGCCGGCGCAGCGCCGTATAGTCCACGAGTTCGATTGCGCCGAAGACCAGAAAGTCTGGTCTGACCTCGGCTCATACGGTCGCTGGAACGAATGGCTGAGCATCTAATACAACCCGTTTCTACAGAAACCCGCCTCGAGCGGGTTTTTTATTGCCCGGAGAAAACCAATGGTCTGGTATGCAGACGGCTCCATCGAAGTTGCAGCGAACGGCCAGGTGGCCACCGGCACCGGCACGGCCTTCCTGAAGAACGTGCGGATCGGCGACGGCCTCACCATCGCCGGCAGCGCCTCAATGCACGAGGTGACCAACATCGCCAGCGACACCCAGCTGACCTTCTCGCCGCCGTACACCGGCGCAGCGGGGGCGGGCAAGCAGTACCGTATCGCGCCGATTCAAGGGTATGTGAAAGAGGCGGCGGACCGCCTACGCGAAGTATTGCGCGAGGTCGGCCCGCTGATCATGAGCGAGGCCCTGCAGGCGCTGGCAGAGGCGCAGACTGATCAGGAGCGTCGTGCTGTCGTTGCCCTGGGGAAGGTGGACAACACGGCAGACCTTGATAAGCCCATTTCTAGAGCTGCCGCCCAGGCGCTTGCAGTTGTTGAGGATCAACTTGGAGAGTTGGGCACAGCGGCTAAAAAGAATGTAACGACTTCCGCGCGGGATACTACCGAGGGGCGGGTTTTGAAAGTGGGCGATTTTGGTTTGGGCGCTGCACTTAACTTAGTAAATCCTGATTTAAACTTCATCAAAGACCCCGGGTTTTATTACGCCAACAATCCTGTTAATGCCCCCGCTGGCGCCGGTAATGGATATCTAATTGTACAGGCGGCAAGTGCCGAATATGTCAGGCAAACATTTTCTTCGGTTGGGGAGAATGCGACGAGATCATGGGTTAGGCAAATATTTAATAACATTGCAGGCAGCTGGATTCCATCGGCAACCGCCAGTAATACGCTTCCTGCCTCGGCAGGGACTCTCTACGGCACCACAAATAGAATTCAATACAAGGCCCAAGGCATCACAGATGCCGAGCTAAATGCAAACTTTCCGTATTCAGGCGCTATAGAGATACGTGAAGTTAATGAGGTGACCAATAGCAAAGCAGGAAGCGCAGATTACGCACCCGGTATTACCTTTCATTACGGTGGCTATGCCGTCAATAAGCTTTGGATGGCCACTTCCGGAAATCTGTTTTTAGGGCAGTCGAAGGTCATCACGTCAGCGGACTCGCCGGCTCTGATTGAGCGGGGCACCAACTCCAACGGTACATACCTAAAGTTCGATAACGGCGAGATGATCTGCTATGCCAAGAACACGACGGCGAGGGCTACGAGTTCGGCATGGGGCTCTATCTTCCTGTCGGCGGTGTTCACCCTGAACTTTCCGGCCACGTTCATCGCAGCGCCTGCTGTAGGCCCCACCAGCGAGTTCGATGGCAATGGCTCTATCGCGTGGCCTGTTCTCCAAGCGGTTACCGCGGCAAACGTCAGCATGTATGCAATGTCCGGCGTCTCCTCTGGCGGGCTCAGAGCGGGGTACGTGGCATATGGGAGGTGGAAAGCATGATTATCGATCTATCGCCGGTTCGCTCTGACAAGCCCGTCCCGGAGGTCGTTTACTCCAAGGACGCCCTCACCATCAATGGCCAGGTCTTCGACTTCGGGCCTTTACCTGACAGCGCAACCCTGCCCGCTGCCGCAGTCGACTCTGACTGGATAGTGGGCGAGGTCGAAAGGATCGATGGCGAAATCCATCTGACCCTGATGTTGCCGCATGGCCCGAACCCATCACACGCCGTTGCGTTCCCTGAGCCCATCCGAGTCATAAGGGCGGGCGCGGTGAAGCTGCCGTTCGATGTGCCAGAGCCTGCCGAGGAGGTCGCACATGTCGATTGACTGGACCCAAGTTGTAACGGCCGAGCAATCGGCAGAGACGGCGCTGAACGTCATCAAGCAGCGCATCGCCGCCGCGCGCTTTATCGCCGAGACCGCCGGCATCACTGCCGGCGGCAGGATCGTCGACACCGGCCGCGACAGCCAGGGGCTGATCACCGGCGCCGCATTCGCCGCGACGCTCGACCCGGCCTATGTCTGCCGTTGGAAGACGCCGACGGGCTTCGTCGAACTCGACGCGCCCACGCTGATCGCCACCGCCTCGGCTGTGCGTGCGCACGTCCAAGCGTGCTTTGACCGTGAAGCCGAGCTGCTGGACGCCCTGGCCGATGGCATCTTCGCCGACTCGATGCTCAAGGAGGGCTGGCCAGGTGGATCGATTCCCGAACCCGCTGCAGGTTGAATTGCAGCCCGACCGCAAGACATGGCGCCTATTGGCGCCATTTTCGTATCTGGATCCCGGCCACGGCCTGGTGACCGTGCCGGCCGGCTTCACAAGCGACTTCGCCAGCGTGCCACGCCTGCCGCTGACCTACGCCTTGCTGGGCGCGTACGGCCATGCCGCCGCCGTGCTGCATGACTGGCTGTATTCCACCACCACCCTTAGTCGTGCCGAAGCGGATCGCGTGTTCCTCAACGCGTTGCGTTCCAGCGGCATCGCCCGTTGGCGCGCCTGGCTCATGTACGCCGGCGTGCGTATCGGCGGCGGCCCTCGCTACACCACAACCTGACTCAACCGGCCAATGGCCGGCACCATCCTGGAGATACCCAATGGCTCGACTCTCTGCTGAAGAAGCGGGCGGCGCGAACGTGCTCGCCTTTCTGGATATGCTCGCCTGGAGCGAGGGCACCGATCACCCGAATCAGCGCAGCAACGATGACGGCTACGATGTGCTCGTCGGCGGCCAGCTGTTCACCGACTACAGCAAGCACCCGCGCATCTCCGTGGCGCTGCCGCGCTACGGCATCAAGTCCACCGCGGCGGGCCGCTACCAGTTCCTGGCGCGCACCTGGGACGCGATCGTCAAGAACTACGGCTTTATCGGCCGCTTCATCCCGCGTGCTCAGGATCTGGCCGCGGTGAAGCTGCTGAAGGAATGCGGCGCGCTTCCGCACATCCAGGCCGGGCGCATCAGTGAGGCCATCGCCGCCGCTGCGCCTATATGGGCCAGCCTGCCAGGTGCCGGCTACGGGCAACGCGAGCACAAGCTGACCAGGCTGCTGGAGATCTACGCTGACGAGCGCGCCGCCGAGCCGTGCGACCAGGGCGACCTACTGGCCATGTTCACCGCATGCGGTGGGGAGCTTGCGGCATGACCTGGCTGAAGCTGGTGCCAGCTTGGTGCTGGTGGCTGCTCGTCGTCGCTGCTGTCGCTGGTGGCCAGCAGATCCGCGTGGCAGGCCTGCAGGCCGATCTGGATGCCGAACGCGCCTCGTCAACCGAGCAGTACGGAAAGCTGGTGGCCTGCCGCGAGACCCGCGGCAACCTGCTGGTGCAGGTCGGCGAGCAGAATAGCGCCCTGGCGGATCTGCGCGCCAAGGCCGCTGCCCGAGCACAACAGGCCGAGCAGGCCCAGGCCGGCGCTCGTCAGCAGTCCGAGGCCGACTACCAGGCCGCTAACAGGCTGCAGCAGGAACGCACCGGTGGCGACGCCTGTGCTGCGGCGACAAGCGTGATCGATAAGGAGCTAGGCCTATGAGGCTGATTCTGATGTGCGCCCTGGCGGCGCTGGCCGGCTGTGCAGCGAAGCCACCAGCAGAGCCTGAACCCCGCATCGTGCGCGTCGAGGTGCCGATTGAGGTGCCGTGCCGCACGAAGGAAGTAGCCGTGCCGCCCTGGGCCGCTGCCGGCTTGAACTCTGACGACAGCCTGGAAGTGAAGGTGCGGGCGCTGCTTGCTGAGCGCCGCCAGCGAATGGGGTATGAGCGTGAGCTGCTGGCAGCCAATCGAGCGTGTCTGTAAACCGAAATGCCGATCTTGGCTTCTCATTTTTCTATTGGGTCTCTCCAAAGAATTGGTGAAATCCCCTTATCTAAAATCATGTAGGTGTTTGAGCCTATTAAAAAGCTATTAACATCCGGAGATACTTTCCAGCGAGAGACGTTAAATGTGGAAGAGCGTGTCGGCTGGCCACCAATTTCATATAGTCGATGTAGCAATATATCGTTTTCGGTAAAGGGCGCGTCAAAGACGATGCCAGATATTCTGCCGGTTTCCTTGTCATAGTCGTATTCTATGTATTCGAAGTAACTATCAGGATCGGTGATTCTGACCTTTCGATCACCGTCAGGGTCGGTGATCCATTCTAGTAGTTCCTCGCGATAAATCTCTCTCAGTGAATCTATTTGGTCGCCAATTCGAGGTCGGCCATAGGTGACGGGGTAAAAGTTGTTTGGCTCAAATAATTGCGTTAACTGTAGCTGTTTTAAAAAAGATTCCTGTGAGGAAATACGTTTTTGAGCGATGTCTAACTTTGCGTTAGTCGCATGGTGCTCGTGAGTGCTTTCATCAAGTTTTCTATTTGCTTCGGCTATGTCTTTTGAAAGCGATTCAATTACGTTTGTCTGATCTTTGTAGTTAACACTGGTTTCAAGTACTTTCAAAGGGAGTCGATAGTTCTCGTAAAAAAAAATAAGTACCGTTGCAGTGGCCGCAATCGTGGGTAAAATTATTTTTGCGTACTTAACGATTACTGATCGCTCAGAGTTGTCAATCATTCTACCAAGATCCCTTTCAGTGTTTGATCTGCTAAATTCCGCCGTAGAGGGTCAGTCTAAGGCCGGCTATATATCTAGATTTTCAGCCAAAGTGCCTGAGCACTGATTGCTGGCTGAATGATAGCTAATAGAGTGCGGTGCTGTCGTCGGCGGTTAGAGCGCTG